AATATATATAGTAAACAATAGAATAAGAGCAATTGGTAACTATGATATAATACATTTTTTAAGACGGGAAATGCTTAATTTTACGGCATTTCCCGTCTTTTTTGTTTCTAATTTGTTACTGGTTCAGCGTAAAAAATATTATTTTAACAGGGCAACGGTTTCCCGTAACTGTTCAATAGTCTTGTGATTATACACCCTGTTTCCCACATCCTTTGACTTATGCCCCATCAGCATATCAATACATTTTCTATTGCCTTTTGCGTTGTCAAGGTTGGTTTCAAATGTGTGCCTTGCTTCATGCGGGGTCTTGTCTGCACCTATCTTTTCCATGACTTCACCCCAACACTTATAGTAATTTGCCTGACTGAACTTTTTCCCCTGATAAGTGAACAGGTACTTGTTTCCTTCATCAACCAGTGCTTTCACAAATGGTTTGATGCGGTCATGTATCGGAACAATACGGCACTTTCCGGCAGCCGTCTTGATTCCACCTTCAAAGTACCAGTCCTTAATGTTTATCTGTTCAGTTTTCATCCCCAACAATTCCTGTAATCTGAACCCCGTATATATGTAGATCAGCACGGTATTGACCCAAGGGTCATCTTTTATTTTCCACAGTGCATCAACCTGTTCAGGCGTGAACGGTTCACGGGTGGTATCAGGTATTGGTGGGGCGGTGGTAATTTGTGAATACATTTTATCTATCAGGTCAATTTCAAAAGCAAAACGGTCAAGGTGACCGAACAGATTCTTGATTGACCATTGTGTTGAATACCCACACCCGCAGTTGTCAATGCAGTCTTGCATCTGATAAGATTTCAGTGATCGGTACTTCACACCGTAGTATTTTGAACAGTGCTTGAACGCTGAACGCAAGGACTGCTGATTTGATTTTCCTAACTTTGGTAATTTGATTTCAGACCAACGCTGATAGAGTACAACTAAGGTGACCTTTTCCCTGTCAATGTCCCAAGGGTTGTTGTTATATTCAGCCAATAGGATGTTGGCTTTTTCTTCTGTTTCAGCGTAACCGATAGGGGTTTGTTTTGCGTGTCCCTGTTCGTCATATATGGTGACCTTGGCAAGCCACGGGCGTGATCGGTTACCCTTCAACTTGGTCACGCATCCGTAACCGTTTGGGTTTCTTCTTCCCATGTATATCATTCCTTCCTGATTGAAATTTCAAGGAATGGATGATATAATTAGGATTGCATAGCCTATATCATCCTATTCCTTGGTATAGAGTTATAAGAACCCTGACCGCTGCAACGGTTGGGGTTCATTTTTTTATTTACTTGATAAGTTCTTCACCGTCAAATATGAATGACTGAATGGTGTCTGAATCCATATCAATCACAAACTGAAAATTACTTCTTGTTTCTGCACCAAAACTATTTTGTGCATCCACATAACCCTGAACAGTGAAAATATTCTTTTCTTGCTTGAACCCCCATTCTGTATAGTTTGGAAATTTTGCAGTGCTTGGGGATTTCAGAACTTCTTTAACCTTTTCCTGACATAAATATTGATATTTGTCTAATTCATCTTTTGACACGGTATAATCTTGCAATGTGGCAGTCACAGAACCATCAATGTATAAATCATAATCTGCATATTTAACTTGATTTACAGATTTATCAGGTGACAGGTACAAAATGATGTTATCAATGTTACCTGTTTTCAGTCTATAACCTGATTCACCGTCAAGGTGTGCATTGTCTAAAAGTTCATCATGTTCAATGGAACTTATCTGTTCAATACCACAGTCAGACAGCACTTTTTCAATGTCAGAAGCCTGTTCATCAGTTACATCAATATATTTTGCAACATCTGATTTTGGATTTGTTACTTTATCCATAGTTAAAGACATTACTATACCAATTCCGGCACACAGGACAAAGAAAACAATTATAACGGTCAGACAACCCTTCAAAATACCGTGCCTTTTCTTTGGCTGATTTAGTGCAGTATCATTTTTCATAAATATTCCCTTCTTTCTTTGTGGTAACCGTTTGTAACGGTTGGTATCTGTATAAGTATCTGTTATAAATGCAGTATTTTCAATAGAGTAACGGTTGGTAACTGTTTAATACTACTTTTCTTATATTATAAAATATCTTAATATGAATTAAGAATATAAAAAGTAAAAATATAGAGTATAGAAAGGTAACCGCTACCCGCTACCAACCGTTACCTTTTTGTTGAAAGTTATGGTTAGGTTACGGTTGATGTTCTTATTCTTATATTTTTACTTTTTTATTTTATAATCTATGTACTGTTAAGTATTCTATATAAGAAAATTTATGTGAAAGCGTAACAACCGTAACTTTACCGCAAAATCAACGCTTTAGAACCGTAACCCAAAGCGTAACCTAACCGTAACTAACCGTTACTTTTGTACTTTGGATTTGATGATAAATCATCAAGAAACCGCTTAAATTCTGTTTTTCCAAGGTCATTCAACTGGTGGTATCGTTTTAATATTTCAGAATCATTTACTGGTATTTCAGCACCAGTCAACCATTCCATGGTGACATTAAGTGCATTTGCTAAACGATACAAAGCGTCCGGTTCAGGAGTATGAACACCGTTTTTATATTGGCTGATACTTGCCTTGTCAAGTCCTGAACGATTTGCAATATCAATCCACCGTAAACCACTTTGTTCCTTGGCTTGAATAAATCTTTGTTGAAATAGTTCCATTATTTACCAACTTTCAAAAATATTGACAATCGAACAGATGTTTGCTAATATTGTTGTATCGCTACTTTAGTACGTGTAGGTGACGGGAGATGAACACATGGACTATAAAGCACTCATAATAGAAATGCTTGAAAAAGCAGATGATAGAAAATTAAAACTAATCTTCTGCTACATAAAAGCAATTCTTGGACTAGGCTGATGCCTAGTCCTTTTTTTCGTGCAGCATAATTACCATTTTTTCTAATACTTCCCATTCTGATTCATCCAGTGCAGAAAGCATTGAAATAAATCTTTTCTTAAATGAATCATCCTCACTGGATTGTATTGAACCAATAAATGAAGCAATCTGTTCATCCCTTGTCTGTTTTATGAACATTTCACCCTGACCTGTTCGCAGCCAATCTTCATTAACATTAAATTCACGGCAAATTGAACGCATTATTGCATCACTTGGGAGTGTTCTTCCCATTTCATACATTGCAATAGTGTTTCTTTGAACACCTAATTTGTCAGCGAATTTCTGTTGTGTCAAATCAAGTTCTTTTCTTATTTTCTTGATACGGTCTTTCAATATGTATTCACCCCTTTCTTGTTACTAATTATACAGTTAAAACCCCTTAACGTCAATAGAAAAAGTCATTGGTTTAGCAAAAAGTCATTTTTTTAGCAAAAACTACTTGACAATGCTAATTAACTGACATATAATCGTCAGTGTAATAGCAAAGCAAGCAGGAACACAGGCGGTTTGCTAAATGGTTCAACCGCCGTGGAACAGACAGGGAACACCCCAAGAGCGGAAGCGAGAAACAATAAGCCTGTCAAAGCGAGATGACACAGCACTTTGTTGTTTGACTGAAATGGTTAATTCATAAATTTATAGAAAGGAAGTGGCTATATGTCAGAGAAAGAAAAGAAAATTCTTGAAACCTTCGGAAAGGTCATTCCTGATTTATCGGAAATGGAAAAAGAAAAGTTACTTTCATTCGGTGAAGGTATGGCTTTTATGAAGGACAAGCAGAAAAAGGGAGAGGGTGAAAAGAAAGATGAATGATGTACAGGTTTTCAGTAATTCAGAGTTTGGAAATATCCGAACCGTCACCGTAAACGGTGAACCTTGGTTTGTTGGAAAAGACATTGCAGAAGCACTTGGTTATGGAAAAGGTAAGTCACTAAACAACGCAGTTGCAAGTCATGTTGATGATGAAGATAAAGGGGTCACTGAAATGATGACACCCGGTGGTAAACAGAATTTAATAATCATCAATGAATCAGGTCTTTACAGTCTGATACTTTCCAGTAAATTACCAAATGCGAAAAAATTCAAGCGTTGGGTAACCAGTGAAGTTCTTCCGGCAATACGCAAAACTGGACACTATGAAGCACCGGGATATGCACCAAAGGCAACATCTATTGGTGAGGTTGTTAATCTTATTAAGATTACAAGGCAGACCATGAAAGAACAGGGTGCAACACCAACAGAAATTGCACAGGCAGTCAAGGAAATATGTGAACAGTTTGGTGTCAATCTTCCACAGTGTTTCATCAAACCTAAAGAAACCACAATGACTGATGTAATGCAGATGATTGATTTCATCTATGCACAGCCAAGGGGTAAGGGTCATAAAGCACCGACTTATGATGATTTCATCATCTATCAGGCAAGTGTGAAAAGGTTGGGTGGTTGATATGGAAAGAAAAATGCTGATAGATGAATCAAAAGTATTTGATGCGTGTGCATTGGTTGAAGAAATTGTGAAACAGTTGACAACAACCAGTTGTCCGACTGATACAGTTGTCCCGTTTGTGGTTGAAAAGGCAAGTAAAGCATCACTTTTACTGAATCAGGCAATGAAAGAAGGTGAACTTGTATGAAGAAAATCTTATCTGCATGGATTGAACAGATATTACAGTTTGATTCAAAACTTGAATATATGGCATATATCAGTGATTTGGAGCAGAAAAAGCAGAAGTTCAGAGTTGTTGAACAGAATCAGGATGTTTCAGGAAAAGTTACATTACATATTCAGAAACAGTACAACAATAATGTTTTTCCTAATAATTGAAAGAGGTGATAAATTATGAAATTCAGCGAAAAGTTGAAACAGGCTATGCAGCAGTTAGGTGTCAATCAGGCACAGGTGGTTGGAATGACCGGTAAAAGTAAAGGGTCAATCAGTATGTACCTGAATGACAAAACAGTCCCGTCAGAACAGGTTCAGAGTGATATTGCAGTATCACTTGGACTTACCCCTGACTATTTTGAACAGGAAGAAACCCCGGTGACATTCAAACCTTCCAAGTGTGAAGATGGCATCCCAACCTTGACGGTACATGAAGTTGCTAAGTTGATGCACAAACACACCAACACAATAGCACTTGGGTTACAACAGGGCGTTTTCCCTTGGGGGTATGCGATTCATACCAGTGAACACCGTTGGTCATATTTCATCAATGCAAAGCGTTTTGCAGAAATTGAAGGGGTGGCAGTATGACAGAGAATAAACAGAAAATTTGTGATCTGCTACTGATTACTTTACAGGCAACCAGTAATGCAGCGGATGTTATAAGCCTGACACATGATGAAGAATCTGAAACCGTGACGGTTACATTTCTTTCAGGTGGTAAGCGTGTAGTGAATGTTGCAATGGATTCAGGCACGGCAATGATTCGTGACATAATGGCAAACCTTGGATGTTAGAAAGTGAGGAATAGGAAAATGGAAAATAACAATACCGTTCAGAATGTAGTGCATGGGTTCAAAGTGTTCAGACCTGATTGGACTTGTTCACCTAATGGCAACACTAAACAGTACACTTGCCCCGGAAAATTTGAGGAAGAAGGGGAACTTGATGTTTGCGGTCACGGTATGCACTTCTGTCAGACTGCTGCCGACTGCTTCAATTATTACAGTTTCAACAGTGAAAACAAGGTTGCAGAAGTCATTGCCTATGGTGATGTAAGAACATACGGTGACAAGTCATGTACTGACAAACTGGAAATCGTGCGTGAAATCCCGTGGGATGAAGTGTTGCGAATCGTCAATATTGGAAAGAATTGCACGGGTCGCTGCAACACCGGGAACTGCAACACCGGGAACTGCAACACCGGGTACTGGAACACCGGGGACTGCAACACCGGGGACTGCAACACCGGGGACTGCAACACCGGGAACTGCAACACCGGGAACAGGAACACCGGGAACAGGAACACCGGGAACAGGAACACCGGGAACAGGAACACCGGGGACTGCAACACCGGGGACTGCAACACCGGGGACTGCAACACCGGGGACTGGAACACCGGGGACTGCAACACCGGGGACTGCAACACCGGGGACTGCAACACCGGGGACTGGAACAAATCGTCTTTTAATACTGGTTGCTTTAATACAGAAGAACAGAAGATCATGCTGTTCAATAAACCGTCAGATATGACTTACAGTGAATGGTTGGGTTCAGATGCAAGATATTTACTGAATCAGATACCAAAGGATGTTGTTGAATGGGTATATGAAGAAGATATGACTGATGAAGAAAAGGCAGCACATCCAACCTATGAAACAACAGGCGGTTATCTCAAAGTGCTTGATGAATCTGAATGTGGTCAGTTGTGGTGGGGCAGCCTGTCAGATCGCAGAAAGGAAATCATCAAGGCAATACCAAACTTTGATGCTGAAATATTCTTCCAGTGTACGGGTGTCAGGGTAGATGAATGATCTGCACCTTATGCCCCATCAGGAAGATGCACTGAACAGAACTGAACAGTTCAACCGTTGTGCTTATTATCTTGATATGGGACTGGGTAAGACCTTTGTGGGAGCTGAAAAAATGTATCTGCTGAATAATGCTGTGAACTTGGTCATCTGTCAGAAATCCAAGATTGATGACTGGGTTCAGCACTTCAAAGATTATTACCCTGATTACAGGGTGATGAACCTGACCAAGAAAAGTGAAGCAATCAATTTCAGGGCGGTACTTGATACCAAGGACTTATACAACCAAGGTGTTCAAATGATAGGCGTTATCAATTATGAAACTGCTTTCCGGCGGGATTGGTTGCTGAAACTTAAAGATTTCACACTGATGCTTGATGAAAGTTCCCTGATAACCAATGAAACGGCAAAACGGTCAAAGTTCATTCTGAAAATGCAGCCGGAAAGCGTGATTTTATTATCAGGAACACCAACAGCCGGAAAGTATGAACGGTTGTGGTCACAGGTTCAGTTGCTTGGGTGGAATATTACAAAAAAAGCGTTTTGGTCATCATACGTTCAGACTGAATGGGTTGAGAACGGGTACGGTTTCAAACGTGAAGTAATAACCGGGTACAAGCACACGGAACACCTGAAAAAGAAACTTGCAGATCATGGGTGCATCTTTATGAAAACCGCTGATGTGATTGAACTGCCGGAACAGACTGAACAGAAGATATTCTTTAAGGCAACACAGGCGTACAAGTATTTTATCAAAAACAGTTACATCATGCTTGATACCCTGAATATGTGCAAGTTCAAAGATGATTCAGATTATTACGGCACGGATGTGACACCACGGGTTGAACTGGTTGGTGATAACAGCCTGACCAAGATGCTATATGCACGGCAGTTGTGCGGGCAGTGGCACAAGGAAAAACTGGAAGGTTTGAGGGACTTGGTTGAATCAACAGAAGATAGGCTGATTATATTCTACAACTTCACAGCAGAACTTGAAGCAATGCAGAAAAAACTTGCTGATCTGAACAGACCTTATTCAGTTGTGAATGGGTCAAAGAAGGACTTGACCGCATACGATCAGGCAGATGATTCAATCACATTCATACAGTATCAAGCCGGGGCAATGGGTGGTAATTATCAGAAAGCAAATAAAATTATTTATTTCACCTTGCCACTTGGCAAAGGGTCATGTGATATGTGGGAACAGTCAAAAAAGCGTATTCACCGCATAGGACAAGCCAAACCGTGCTTTTACTATTACTTACTGGTGAAGGGTACGGTTGAAGAAAAGAACCTTGCAGCGTTGAAGGAAGGAAAGGAACTAACAGATGAATTATTCAAAAATACTTAACTGGATATTTGGAATCACGGCGTTCATTGGTTTCATCCTGATTATCGGTGCAGTTGGTGCATCTGACTATGCGGTTGAAATGCACATATATGAACCGATAACAGCACACATGAAAGAAATGGTGATTGGTGTGATTCTGATGATGCCGGGAATCATTTACTTGGAAATTATTGAAAGAGGTGATGAAACATGAACTATTCAAAGAACCTTAGAAAGTCCGCAATGGTCAAAAGGGTCTTGATTCTGATTGGTGTTGCACTTGGCGTTGGTTTGGTGATTGGTAATGTGTCAGGATATGCCCTGAAAACTCATATAACCGCCAAGGACAAGCAGAAAACAGAAGAACAGACACTTGAACGGTCAAGCACTAAAACCCTTGTATATGGGGCGTATGATGACAGAACTTTTACACAGGAAATTTCCCTTGACTGGGGTGCGGGCGATTTAGATTTCACACCGCTTGACTGCAAGATGCCGGAAGAACAACAGGAATTTACATATTACCTTTGTACCGGGTACAACATTGATTTTACCCTTGTTATGGCACTGATTCAGAATGAAAGCAGTTTTGACCCGGCGGTCATCAGCAAAACCAATGATTACGGTTATATGCAGATCAATCAGATCAATCATCAGTGGTTGACAGATACCCTTGGTGTTACGGATTTTACAGACCCGTATCAGAACATCAGGGCGGGCGTGTTCGTACTTAGAAAACTGTTTGAACGGTATCAAGATACCAATATGGTCTTGATGGCGTACAACATGGGTGAAGATGGTGCTGCCCGGTTGTGGGAAAAGGGCATCTATTCAACAGATTATACAGAAAAAATACTGAACTATCAGACACAGTTCAATGAACAGTTGGAAGGGAGTGAATAAGAAGTGAGTGCATACCGTGAAGAAAAACCATTGACAGAAGATGACAGATTTACTTTTGAAGATTCACAGATTTTGAAAGAATTGCGTGAATCTGACCGAATGACAGAAAGGGAAAAACTGGCAGTTCAGAGATTATACAGAACATATCAGTACATGGTGGATTGATGGCAGCAGAAAAGAATTTTGAAAATAAGGTTAAAGCGTTCCTGAAGGACACCGGGGCGTGGCTGCTGAAATACTGGGGCGGTGCCGCTTATACAAAAAGCGGTATTCCTGACCTGTTGGTTTGTTCAGACGGGTGTTTCCTTGGCATTGAAGTCAAAGCACCAAACGGTGAACCGTCACTATTGCAGTTGGTCAACCTCAAAAAAATCAGAGAATCAGGCGGGTATGGAATTTTGTTGTACCCCAAGGATTTTGAACAGTTCAAAATGTTCATTGCAAAAAAATCAGAACTTAACGCTTGGTATCTTTCCAACATTGAAGATCAGAAGCGTTGGGAAATAAAATTATCAAAATAAGGAGTGAAAGAGCATGGCAGCAAAAAAGAAAGCAGATGCAGCGGTTGAGAATACCGCAGAAGTAACACAGGAAACAACTGAACAGGTTCAGGACACAGTTGAACAGATGACAGAGGACAACAAGAAGGAACTTGACAATAAGAAGTTTGTGGTTGACCACTTACTTTCAACCAAGCGTGAGGGAATGGAAGATCTGATTGCATACATGGAAGAAATCGGCTTCTTTGAAGCACCTTGCAGCGGTGGAAATCACCTTGCTTGTCAGTTCGGTCTTGTTCATCACAGCAGAAATGTAATGATGGCAGCAGAAAACATTGGTTATGCACTTCTTGGCAAGGTCAAGTATGCAGAAATCCGTGATTCAGTCATCATTGCAGCAGCATTACATGACCTTGGCAAGTGCGGTGACTTTGGTAAGCAGATGTATGTGCCTAACATGATTAAGGACGGCAGACCCACCAAGGCAGAGCCGGAACAGAAATATAAACAGTCTGAAAGCAAGCCTTTCAAGCGTAATCCGGCACTTCTTCCACTTGACCATGCAACACGCAGTATCAAGTTAGCAACCCTTTTCATTGACCTGACGGAAGATGAAGAATTTGCGATCAGATACCATGATGGTCTGTATGAATCAGCAAACTATGCGGTGAAGGGAAATGAAACCCCATTATATCTGATTCTGCATTATGCTGATTTATGGTCAAGCAGAGTAACAGAAGGTAGCACTGATGAAGGTGGTGATGAATAATGGAAGATATTTCAAAGGCAATAGAACTTGCGATTGCAGCCTTCAAAGAAAAATTTGGTGAAGATGCCAAACTTGAAGAAGGTGATGAAGTTGTCTTTCAGTTGAATAATTGTGTGTTAATTATCAGCATTGAAGATAACACAATGAAACAGAAATTCATTGGTGGTCAACCTATTAAGATTGACCATACTTTGAAAATTTATGAAAGTGAGGAATAAAACTATGGCACAGATGCTTTTGATTATGGGTGAATCAGGTACAGGAAAAAGTACCAGTATGAGAAATTGCGATCCGGCAACAACTGCCGTTGTGAACCCGGTTGGTAAGCCGTTACCGTTCAAGGGTAAGTTCACAATGCTGAACAGTGAGGTTGAATCACGCAAAATCTGCAAGTTTATGAAGGAACAGGCAGCAGCCGGCAAGAAGTTACTGGTGGTTGATGACTTCCAGTATATTCTTTCAGTCCCTTACATGAACCGTATCAAAGAAAATGGTTGGGACAAGTGGAATGACTTCGGTGCAAACTACTTTGAAATCATTGAGGTGTGCAAGGAACTTCCTGATGATGTGGTGGTTGCTTATATGACCCACACAGAAACACTTGAAAATGGTGTTACTACTATTAAGCTGATCGGAAAGTTACTTCGTGAGAAGATCACCATTGAAGGACTTTTCACCATTGTACTTAGAACAGGTGTGAATGAAGGAAAGTATTACTTCTACACACAGAACAGTGGCAAGGACACCGTGAAGTCACCTATGGGAATGTTCCCGGCATACGCCATTGACAATGACCTGAATTATGTAGCTGATAAAATCCGCAACTTCTATGAAGTCGGTGAGTATAAGACAGATGCAGAAATGGGTCAGGCTGATGCACAGGCTGCATCCGATCTTGAAAAGCCGGATGCAAACGGTAGACGGGCAAGGGGTGGAAAAAAGACCACAGCCACAGCAACACCGCCTACTACAACAGAAGATGCAGCACCAAAGACAGGCAGAACCGCCCGCAAGACACATGATGAAGTGGTGGCTGAAAATAATCAGAAAATGGCTGATTATATGGCAGAGCGTGACAAGGCTATTGATGCGGTCGCTGATGGGCGTGAAGAAATCCCGTTTGATGAAGCGTGTGCAGCAGCGGATTCTGTACCGCAGCCGGAACTTGAAACACCGCCAAGAAGAACCCGCAAGGAAAGAAAGTCTGCTGAACAGTCTGAACCTGTTCAGGACGGTACAACAAATACTGATTCTGAATCTGTCACACTGGATGCAGACACATACTTCTATGTTCCGGCTGATGATAACTATGTGATGAAGCACAAGGGTGACACGGTTGACCTGATTGTTGACGGTGTTGAGGTTATGAAGGTCATCAGCAAGGAAGAATTTGGTGAAGGTGTGAAGCGTTTAGCACAGGCAGACAACCCTAAGCCGGAAAACCCTATTGACGGGGCAATGAACCCGCCGGAGAAGGGTAGACGCACAAGAAGAAGTGCAGCACAGGCACAGCCTGATAATGCAGATACAACAGCGGATGAAACCCCGGCAGTAGATGAACAGCCGACTGGCAGAACCCGCAGAGTAAGAAAAACACGCTAAGAAAGTGAGGTAAAAGAACATGAACAATCCTTTTGGTTTACCTGATGAACTGTTTGGTGCAATCCTTGCATCAGCAATCACGGAAGGAATGAACACGGCAAACAACCGTTCAATGAAGAACCCGCACCCGGTAGCACCTAAACAGGATGTACCGCCGGAAGATGGTGCAACTGCTGCAAAGAAAATCTATGATTCCTATGTAAAAGCCGGGTTCAATGAGGTTCAGGCGTTTGAGTTGTTAAAGTTAGTATTAAGCAAATAAGAAAGGTTAAAAGGTGAAAAATTATGGCTATTGATTTCAGTGCATTTGATGAAAAGGTTGATTTACAGGAATTACAGAATGAGGTGCAGAACGCACCTGATAATGATTTTGCTGATGTGCCGGATGGTACATATATCATTAGTATTGAGAAGATGGAAATTAAGTTGACCAAGGCACAGGATAAGTTGATGTTTGCAGTTCAGGCAAAGATCAAGGAAGGTGAACAGGCAAACCGCATGATCTTCTTCAACCGTGTTATTTCCGGCAACAGTTCTGCAAAGTGGACGGACGGACAGGCAATCAAGTCTGTATGCACTTGGGTGAACAAGCTGATTGCAGAAGATGACACACCTGTTGAGTTCGTAAACTATGCAGATTTTGCAGATCAGATTCTTGATGTGTTCCAGTCTATTCAGGGTGCGATTGAAGTTGAGGTTGATTATAAGGCTGATGCTTTCAACCCTATCACAATCAAGGAAGTTTTTGACTGCTAAAAAATTTTACTTGAAAAGTTAAGAAGTCTTAACTTAGAATGTTATCAGGCGGTGGCAATGGTCACACCTTCCACCGCTTTTTATGAAAGGGTGAATGTGCATGATATTTTATGATTTTGAGGTTTTCAAGGAAGATTGGCTTGCAGTTTTCATTGATGTGACCCGCAAAAAAGAATATGTGATAATCAATAACCCTGATGAATTAAAAGCCTTATATGAAGCTAATAGCAAGGATATATGGGTAGGTTATAACAACCGCCACTATGACCAGTACATTATGAAAGGTATTCTGTTAGGAATGAACCCCAAAAGAATCAATGACTGGATAATTGTTGAAAAAAAGGAAGGGTGGCAATTTTCATCAGCGTTCAACAAAGTTCCAATGATTAACTATGATGTTATGCCGAACCCCCCGGTTGGTTTGAAAACACTGGAAGGTTTTCTTGGCAGCAATATCAAGGAAACGGATGTTGATTTTAGAATAAACAGGAAATTGACCAAGGAAGAAATTGAAATGACAGTTTTTTACTGTCGGCATGATGTGGAAGAAACTGTCAAAGTATTCCTTGAAAAAATAGATGAATTTAATGCAATGCACGGTATCATTCAGGCTTTCCCGGATATTGTGAACCTGTCTGATATAGGGGACAGTGAAGCAAGAATTACTGCAAAAGTGCTTGGTTGTTCCCGCAGATCATTTGAAGATGAATTTGATTTCTACTTCTTGCCGTGCTTGCAACTGAAAAAATATAAATATGTTCAGGACTGGTTTGAACAGAAAAGACAGGAAGCCTTGTCAATGGACTTGGCACACATGGATAAATACTCAAAACGTACATGGTACAAAGAACAGGGTCTTGAAACCGTGGTTGCGGGTATTCCTCATTCATTCGGTTTTGGCGGTGTTCATGGGGCAACAGCCACACCAATTCATAAGACCGGGCAACTGCTGCACGTTGATGTAAATAATTACTATCCATCAATGCTGATTGCTTGGGGACTGGTTACAAGGGCAGCAACCAATGACAATTACCCGTTAGTGTATAACACACGAAAAGCCATGAAGGAAAAACAGATTGCTGCAAAAAACGCCGGAAATAAGAAAGAGGTCAAACGGTGGAAGAAAGCACAGTTGCCATATAAGAAGATGCTGAACGCCTTGTCAGGTGCAATGAAGGATGAAACCAATGCAGCGTATGACCCAAGAAACAATAACTGTATGTGCATCAACGGTCAGTTGATGTTGCTTGACCTGATTGAACACCTTGAAGTTGTACCGGGATTTGAACTGATTCAGTCCAACACGGATGGTCTTATTATTTGGATTCCTGACACAGATGAAGCCTTTGAAATGGTTGATGATATTTGTTGGGAGTGGGAACAGCGTTGTTCCACAGATCAGTGTTCAATTCTTCTTGAACTGGATAACATCAGTGAAATCTATCAGAAGGATGTGAACAATTACCTTTGGGTTGGTATTGACGGTGGGATTGAAAGAATCGGTGCTTATGTGAAGGAACTTTCAGCGGTTGACAATGATCTTCCAATACTGAATAAAGCACTGGTTGACTACATGGTCAAGAAAACCCCAGTTGAACAGACCATCAATCAGTGTGATGACCTGATTATGTTTCAGAAGATTGTCAAGTTATCAGACAAGTATGATTGGGTAGAACATGAGCATTGCACCCCGCTTGTCAGTCATATAGGCAAAAGAACAATCAAGACGGTATATGAATACCCTGACAAGGACAAATACACATATAAGTCATACAGGGTGTTTGCATCTAACGATCAGAAGGACGGAAGATTGCTGAAACGTAAACAGGTGAAAGCAAAGGGTGAAAAATTTGGTAATACACCTGACCACTGTTTCATTTTCAATGATTCAGTTGTTGGGGTAAAAACACCGCCTGAACTTGATAGGCAGTGGTACATAGATTTAGCAAAGAAACGCTTGAAACAATTTGGTGTTGTAGCGTAACACCGGGAAGGAAGGTTTTTATGGATTTAGAAATCAGATATGAAAATGGTTCAATGACTGTTCATCTTGAAGAATTTTTGAATATCCGCAGCATTACCAAAGTCAGGAAACTGCTGAAACTTATTAGAAGCAGTTTCACCCCGGAATGTGAACAGCAGATTAAAGAATTTGTTCAGGACTGGATTGAACAGTTTGAACAGAAACAGTTGGAAAATGAACGGTATATCACAGGGTATGAACAAAAGGTCAGTTATTGTCAGAAGCAGTTGCGGGATGCCTTATATACCCGTGACAGTTACAAGAAGTCAACACCACTGCACAAGTCGGAAGGGTGGGACAAATGGAATGAAGAAGTGAAGGGGTGTAGAAAGGAACTTGCAGAAGTGAAAACACTACTTCGTTCCTATCAGTCCCGGTACAACAGCAACATCAGGAATAAGGATTTTTATAAAAAGGTGTTAGAAAACATCACATAAGGTAGGTGATAAAAGATGCTTTACAAAGGTTATGTTGAAACCAAGGGCAAGGCAAGCATTGAAAAACTGAAAAACAGAACCACATGGAAAACCTATGATGAAGTGAAGAACCTGAATGGATTCGGCGGGGTTTTGGCTGATGACACCATCCTTATTGACATTGATGATTCTGACCAATCTGAAATTCTGATGAACATTGTGGAAGAACTGCAACTTGACTGTAAAGTCCTTTGTACCAGTAGGGGAAAACACTTTCTTTTCAAGAACCGCACTATTGCAAGGAACAGGACACACGTTCAGTTGGCTGTTGGTCTTACTGCTGATATAAAAGTCGGCAGTAAGTTATCCTATGAGGTCATCAAGATTGACGGTGAAGAAAGATTTTGTGAATGGGACATTGAAGAAGGTGGAAAGTATCAGGAAGTTCCCAAGTGGTTGTTCCCGGTCAAGGCAACCGCAGATTTTGTTGATATGGATGCCGGGGACGGAAGGAATCAGGCACTTTTCAATTATATCCTGACCCTGACTGCAAATGATTTCACGGTTGAAGAAACCCGTGAGTGCATCCGCATCCTGAACAAATTTGTTCTGAAACAACCGCTGTCAGATGATGAACTGGAAGTGATCTTGCGTGATGATGCTTTTCAGAAACCTGTTTTTTTCCTTGGCAGAACATTCCTGTTTGACAAGTTTGCAGTGTTTATGAAGAACACGGCACACGTTATCAAAATCAACGGGCAGTTGCATATATACAAAGACGGTGTGTATTCCAATGGGTACAAAGAAATTGAATCAAACATGATTCAGCACATCCCCAACCTGAAAAAGATGCAACGCCGGGAAGTTCTTGACTATATGGAATTGATCGTTGATGAAAAGGAACAGTCAGATGCAAACCTGATCGCTTTCAACAATGGTGTATATGACCTTGTGACCGGGGAACTGAAACCATTCAGCACGGACATTGTTATTACCAACAAGATTCCTTGGGATTACAAGCCGGATGCCTATTCTGAACTGGCAGACAGTACACTGAACAAGTTAGCGTGTGGTGATGCAGCAATCAGGGCGTTGTTGGAAGAATGTATTGGTTACTGCTTTTACAGAAGAAATGAGTTAGGCAAGGCGTTCATTCTGACAGGTGACAAGTCCAACGGCAAAAGTACATTTTTGGATTGTGTCAAAGCAATCCTTGGTGATCGGAATATTTCAGCACTTGACCTGAAAGAACTGGGGGACAGGTTTAATACTTCAATGATGTTCGGCAAACTGGCAAACATTGGTGATGATATTGGTGATGATTTCCTTCAAGGTTCACAGGTCAGTGTGTTCAAAAAAATAGTAACAGGTAACCGCATCAAGGCAGAGCGTAAAGGACAAGACCCGTTTGAGTTCAACCCGTTCATTAAACTGTTATTCAGTGCCAATGATATTCCCCGTATGAAGGACAAGACTGGAGCTGTACTTAGGCGTTTGGTTATTATTCCATTCAATGCCACGTTCAGCAAGGATGACCCTGATTATGACCCATTCATCAAGTACAAACTGATTCAACAGGAAAGCGTTGAATATTTCATCAGGCTTGGTGTGGAAGGTCTGAAAAGAATTATCATCAATGACGGATTCACCAAGTCAGACAAGGTTCAGAACCAGTTGACAGAGTATGAAGAAGAAAACAACCCTATCCTTGCATTTATCAATGACACCGGGGTTGACATGATAGAAAATGAACCAACCGCTGATGTATATAAGCGGTATCAGGTTTTTTGTGCAGACAATGCAATGCAGCCGATGTCAAATATTGTATTCAGTAAGCAGATCAATAAAAGGCTTGGGTTCAGAGTAATTCAGAAAAAAGTGAACAATAAAAATTGTAAGATATTTGTTTCATAGCAGAAAGGAAGGTGATTGAATGTGTCAGAAAAATTGCAAATACTGGAACTTTTTGGTGGCATAGGGTCACCAAGGGTTGCCCTTAGAAACATAGGTGTTTCAGTAAAATCTATTGATTATGTGGAAATTGATGAAAAAGCTGTCAGGTCATACAATGCAATGTTTGAACAGGAATCAGCATATTCACCGCAGACAGTAGTGGGGTGGAATCTTCAACCTGATATTCTGATTCACGGGTCACCGTGTCAGGATTTCAGTATTGCGGGGCATCAGGGAAAAGCAACGGCAGCAGACGGAAGAATAAACAAAGGAAAAGGTGCTGATGAAGGTTCAGGGACAAGATCATCCCTGATGTGGGAAACGGTACATATTATTGAACAGATGGGTGAGTGGAAACCAACTGTTGTGATATGGGAAAACGTAAAGAATGTTTTATCAAAGCACATGGTTCACAACTTCAACCGTTACCTGTCATATATGGAAAAGTTGGGTTATTCCAATAATTACAAAGTGTTGGACTGCCGTGATTATGGAATACCACAGGCACGGGAACGGTGTTTCACAGTATCAATTCTTGGTGACAATGCTTTTGATTTTGAACTGATGGAAAAAAGACCCATGAAGAACATTTCAAATTTTCTTGAATACGGTGATGTTCCTGATTGCTACTTAGTGACACAGCCAAGTGTTTATTCCGTAATCGGTAAGAAAGGAATCAGAAGGGCAACCATAATCAAAGATTATGTAAATACTATTACAACAAGACAGGATAGGACACCCGCACAGGTCATTGATCTTGGTGGTGGAAAATACAGATATTTGACAGAACTGGAATGTTGGCGGTTGATGGGGTATTCGGATGATGATTTTTATGCAGCAGAAGCAACTTGCAGAGTTGAACCGGGAAAAATGAACAGAACCTTATATCATCAGGCGGGTAATTCCATACCCGTACCGATATTTGAAAGTATGTTCAGTGCAATGCTGAACAGTGGGATTATAAGAAAGGAAGGTATCAATTAGTGAAAGGTGGAAGAAATACAGAAGGTTATGCAGACCCAACGGCAACTATTGCTGTTGGCAGAGTTGCAAAGGAAGAACGTGAACAGATTGAATGTGAAGCAGCGGACAAACGTGCCTATGATCTGATTAAGGTTTTGAAGTACATCATCAAAGGTGCGGGGTTTGAACTGACTGAACGTGTTCAGGTGAAAGATACCAAGACAGGAAGGGTTTACAGATGAATGAAAGTATTATAACAAAATTAGTCAAATTATTTGACGGTGATGATTCAGTGAAAGAAATTTCCCTTTGTAATGATGTGTTACCTATGATTTCAGCACATTACAAAGGTACACCAATCAATCAGCATGATTTTGGTATTATGAACAGATGTGTTGAAGATGCACTTTCAATAATATCTACAAGGTATGTCAGATTTTATGCAGTACCAAAGTTTGAAATAAATTACGGTGGAATAGTAACCTTGAAGGATGTGGTCTATAAGAAAGTTAGGTAAAACGCATGACGGAAAATGTATGTGTTACCTGTCAGTATTATGAAAGCTGCAACCTCCCAGAACGATTTATGAAATGTATGGGTTATAAACGGGAATTACAGGTTGGTGACACAATTCAGTGTGGTGATACTGATGATGTAGTTAAAACAATGAAAGGGGTGAAGTCAAATGTATGATGAACAGGAAGATGCTGCACAGTTAGAATGGTGTCGGCAGTGGTCAGAAGAACATAAAAAGAAAATGACCCGGAAGATGCAGAAGAAGATCAGACGGGTTCAGCACTGGTGTAACTGTAAGTTATATGTCAAGTATGCTTGGTATGAGCTACGGGCAATGATGAAAGGATAAAGTGAATGATTATGGAAAATAAGATTTTGGAATTATTGGAACAGAAGGGCAGCGTATCAATGAATGATGATATTTTCCCATTGGTGGAAAAAGAATTTGAAGGTCAGGTGATTGGTGCAGAACTTTATGAACTTGCACACCAATACATATCACAGTTGTTGTATGGGGTACATACTGCCGGGGTTGCCGTGATTGCTGTTCCTAAGTTTGCAGCGGGTCAGCAGTTCGGTCAGATGGTTGTTGCTGATGTGATTTATACAAAGGTGAATGATACACCGTATGATTTTATGCAGTAGTTGCGGTTGGTAACTGTTTGTAACGGTTCACGGTAACGGTTGAAAGTCTTTATTTATACGGTTTGTAACGGTAGTAACGGTTAAATGTAATTTTCTTATTATTTTTATTATTAGTATTTTTATGTATCTATAAAAAGTAAAAATATAGAGTATAAGAGTTTAACAGTTACCGTTACCAACCGTTACCGTCAGTATTTACAAGGCTTTCAAGACATTTTTTGTCAATTTTCAACCGTTACCCAACCGATACCAAGGAAAGGACAGGTGAAGAATGAAAACATTATCCGCAAGGGAATATTTAGGACAGTTACAGGAACTTGATACTAATATCAATCAGGACTTAGAACGCCTTGATGATATGAAAATCAATGCTTGCAGTACCGGGGCAATAGATTATTCTGCTGAAAGAGTGCAGACAAGTCCGTCAGGTGACAGTTTATGCAAGGCGGTTACAAACTATGTTGCTTTCAATGATGAAATCAATTCTGAAATTGACCGCTTTTGTGATGCTAAGAATCTGATAATCAAGCAGATCAGGGGACTGCATAACAATTATTTTAATCAAATTCTGTTCAAAGTGTATGTTCAATTCAAAACAGTGAAACAGGCATCCAAGGAAATGAAAAAGTCTTATAATTACACTGTTGAACTGCACAACAAGGCACTTGCAGCGTTTGAAGAAACATATAAAAACCTTACATATCTGATATAATCGGTTATAATCTGATGATTGACAAACAGGTACAATACAATTATGATAAACTTGCAAAAACTGGGTTGCAGATAATTCTTATGAATTATCTGCAATTTATTTTTTACTGCCGATATTTGCACCCTGAAATGTAATGTTTCAGGGATTTTTTATTGCAAAAATACATGAAAGGGGTGTTGTTTGATGGCAAAAACGGCAAAATTAACTGAAAAACAGCAGCGTTTTGTTGAAGAATACCTGATTGACCTGAACGCAACACAAGCAGCCATTCGTGCGGGTTATTCGGCAAAAACAGCAGATCAGCAAGGTTCAAGGATGTTGGCAAATGTCAAGGTTCAACAGGCAATTAGTGTTGCAATGGCAGAACGCAGCAAAAGAACAGGAATCAATCAGGACAGGGTTGTTTTAGAACTTGCCCGCATTGCTTTTGTAAAGATGACAGACCTTGTTGACAGTCACGGAAGAATAAAAGACGGTGCATCAGAAGATGACCTTGCTTGTATTGAATCCGTGAAATATAAACAGTCTGAATCAGAAACCGGGTCAAGTGTTGAAAGGGAAGTGAAGATTTCACCAAAACTGAAAGCACTTGAATTACTTGGTAAGCATTTGGGTATGTGGAATGACAAGATTGATGTGAATATCACACAGCCTATTGTTATCACTGGTGAAGATGCCCTTGAAGATTAGGCGGTGATCGTCTATGGTCAAGAACAGAATATCTTCACAATATGTTTTTGGGTATCAGAAGTTTATCCTGTACCCGGAAGATTACAAGACTACAAAGTCCGGAAAAAAGAAAGTGCTGCTGCCTGAACTGGTTGGTAAGGGTTACGGTACTTTTTGGCGTTGGAAAGGTAGATATAGGGTATGCAAGGGCAGCCGTGCATCCAAGAAATCAAAAACAACTGCCCTTTGGTACATCACCAATATGATGAAGTACCCACAGGCAAATACCCTTGTGGTCAGAAAGACTTTCAGAACCCTGAAAGATTCCTGTTTCACAGAATTGAAGTGGGCGATTCACCGCCTTGGCGTTGATGCCTTTTGGGAAATCAAAGAATCACCACTTGAAATGACTTACAAACCGACAGGTCAAAAGATTTATTTCAGGGGACTGGATGACCCCCTGAAAGTAACATCAATAACCGTTGATATTGGTTGCTTGTGTTGGATGTGGATTGAAGAAGCGTATGAAATCAGTTCAGAAGATGATTTCAATATGCTTGATGAATCAATCCGTGGTGCTGTTCCTGACGGTTCAGGACTGTTCAAGCAAATAACCCTTACACTGAACCCGTGGAATGAACACCACTGGATAAAGAAGCGGTTTTTTGATAACACAGATGATGAAACCCTTGCAATGACCACCAATTACAAGTGCAATGAATGGTTGGATAAGGCAGACTTAAAAGTCTTTGAGACCATGAAGAAGCAAAACCCAAGGCGTTACAAAGTGGCGGGTCTTGGTGATTGGGGTATTGTAGACGGTCTTGTCTATGAAAATTGGGAAGAAAAGGCGTTCAGTGTTGATGAAGTCAAGAAGATTGCCGGGGTCAAGTCTGTATTCGGTCTTGACTTTGGTTATACAAATGACCCGTCAGCACTGTTTTGTGGTCTGATAGATCAGTCAAGCAAGACCATTTGGGTCTTTGATGAAATGTATCAGCCGGGCATGAGTAATGAAGCCATTGCCGAACAAGTTCAGCGGATGGGATATGTGAAAGAGAAAATCACAGCCGATTCAGCAGAACCAAAAAGCATTGACCGCTTGCGTGAACTGGGTCTGAAAGGAATCAGGAAAGCAAGGAAGGGCAAGGACAGCATCAACAACGGCATTGACTTCATTCAGGACTATCACATTATCATTCACCCAAGATGCGTGAATTTCATCACAGAGATCAGCAACTATCAATGGGACAAGGATGCCAAGACAGGCAAGAAACTGAACCGTCCTATTGATGACTTCAATCATCTGATGGATGCAATGCGTTATGCAGTTGAATCTATTGTGAAGGGTGATGCTTTCAGTTTTGACTAAGCAATTACCGGGTAGAATACACGGCATCAGCAACCGTTCTTTTTGGACGGTAGGAAACGGTTGTCAAATGCTTACTCCGGGGCGGTTGCAACAGGTGACCGCCTATGATGCCTGTATAACTACTTTTTGAATAAAAGAAACAAATTAGTAACACATACCCTTGGAAACATAGTGTTTTCAGGGGTTTTGATTTTATTATGCAATGAAAGGGGTGAATTGAACCGTGTTCAGTTCCTTAATAAACACACTGACATTGAAGGTTTCCAACTTTATACTGGACGGTGCAAGGTCAAGGATGACTGACAAGGAATTTCTTGAAAAAGAAATTATGAAATGGAAAACGTCACCCCACCGCATCATGCAGATTAAGGGTTCACTGTACTATGACAATGAACACGATATTTTGAAGCGGAAACGTACAATGATAGGTGAGGATGGCAAGTTACAGGTTGTTGAGAACTTGCCAAACAACAGGGTCATTGATAACCAATATGCAAAAATGGTCAATCAGAAAGCAAATTATCTGTTCGGTCAGCCTTTTGCAATAAGCGGTGAGAATGACCAATATGTTGAACTGCTGAAAAAAGTGTTTAATAAGCGGTTTATGAAAACCATAAAAAACAGCGGTAAGGCAGCATACAATGGGGGAATCTGTTGGTTATATCCGTATTATGACAATGAAGGTCATTTCACTTTCAGGCTGTTCCCCGGCTATGAGATTTTGCCGTTTTGGAAAGACAACGATCATACAATGCTTGACTTTGCAGTCAGGCTTTACTTGGTGATTGGATATGAGGGAACAACCCCAACCGTTATTGAAAAGGTTGAAGTGTATGATGTTGATGGTGTTCACAGGTTCATTCTTGACCACGGCACACTTATCCCTGATCTGACAAACAACGGTGAAGCCGATTGTTACCATGTCACCATGACGGATGCAACCGGGAAGGTGACAGGGTTCAACTGGCAGCGTGTTCCCCTGATTCCATTGAAAGCCAATGAACAGGAAACACCATTGCTGAAAAGGGTAAAGTCTTTACAGGACGGTATCAATGTGATGCTGTCTGATTTTGAAAACAATATGCAAGAAGATGCCCGGAACACCATTTTGGTATTGAAGAACTATGACGGTACTAATTTGGGTGAGTTCAGAAAGAACCTTGCAACCTATGGTGCAGTAAAGGTCAGATATGATGGTGACACTAAGGGCGGGGTTGAAACCCTTGAAATCACAGTCAATGCGGATAACTACAAGGCTATTGTGGAAATCTTCAAGAAAGCCTTGATTGAGAACGCAATGGGTTATGATGCCAAGGATGACAGACTTTCCGGTAACCCTAATCAGATGAACATTCAGTCAATGTATTCTGACATTGACATTGATGCAAACGATACAGAAACAGAATATCAGGCAGCCTTTGAAGAAATCCTTTGGTTTGTGAATTGCCATTTTGCCAATACAGGACAGGGGAACTTTGAAGGTGAAGAAGTAGACATCATATTCAACCGTGACATTCTTATCAATGAATCAGAAGCCATTGATAACTGTCAGAAATCTGTTGGTATTCTTTCTGATGAAACAATTATCAGTCAGCACCCTTGGGTGGATGACCCACAGGCAGAACTTGAACGCCTGAAAAAGCAGAAGGAAGAAGCACAGAAAGAAATGCTTGCACAATATGACCCGTTTGGTACACAGAATGATGACCATGACAACAAAGGTGACCCAAACAAGGGAAGTCAGGGCGGTGAAGTAGATGAATAACGGTGAATACTGGCAGAAGCGTTTTGAACTGCTTGAACAGGCAGCACACCAACAGGGGGTTCAATGTTATGCGGACATTGAAAAACAGTACCGACAGGCACAGAAGCAACTTGAAGGTCAGATTGCTGCATGGTATCAGCGTTTTGCATCTAACAACAGGGTAACCCTTGCAGAAGCAAAGCGGATGTTGAACGCAAAAGAACTTGCTGAACTGAAATGGGATGTAAACCAGTATATTCAGTACGGTCAGGAAAATGCAATCAATGGCACTTGGGTTAAGCAACTTGAAAATGCATCTGCAAGATTCCATATCAGCAGACTTGAAGCCTTGAAGTTGCAGACCCAACAGAGCATTGAAGTCATGTTTGGAAACCAACTTGACAGCATTGACAGCACAATGCGGAATGTTTACAAGTCCGGCTATTATCACACAGCCTATGAGATTCAGAAGGGTGTTGGTGTTGGTTGGGACTTTTCCGCACTGGATGATAAGCAGATCAGCAAGGTCATCAATAAACCTTGGGCGGTTGACGGCAAGAATTTCAGTGAAAGGATATGGGGCAACCGTCAGAAGTTGGTCAATGAACTGAACAACACCCTGACACAAAACATCATCTTGGGAAAAGACCCACAGAAAGCTATTGATGAAATTGCCCGGAAGATGAACACTTCCAAGACCAACGCCGGGCGGTTGGTAATGACAGAAGAAGCCTTTTTCAGTTCCGCAGCACAAAAGGACTGCTTCACTGAACTGGATGTTGAACAATTTGAGATTGTGGCAACACTGGATTCCCACACTTCGGATATATGCCGGGGTATGGATGGCAAGCATTTCCCTATGTCTGAATGGAAGGTTGGTGTGACTGCACCGCCGTTTCATGTTCATTGCCGTTCAACCACAGTACCATATTTTGAAGATGAATTTGATGCTGTTGGTGAACGTGCTGCAAGGGGTGAGGATGGCAAGACCTATTATGTACCATCTGATATGACCTATAAGCAATGGCAACAGTCATTTGTTGAAGGTGACAAGACTGGATTGCAAGAAGCAACACCTGATGATACAATTAAGGCAAAGAAAGAAGTAAAACAAGTTGCAGAAGAATTGAAAGCTGAAAATTTTCCTTCTGCTTTTACTGCAAAATCAGAAATGAAGAATACACAGGCACTTGTTGACTATGTGAACAGTTTGGAAGGTGCAGATGCAAATACAGTTGCCTTGTTCAATCGAATGGGTAAACTGGAAAGTGTTGAAAGTAATAGTATACCTTTTAAGATTTCACATGGTAAAAATCATGCAGTTTCAACATCATCCTATACTTTTACCGGGGAACTGGCAGAAGTGAAGCTGACCATACCAAAATTACAAGGTGAAAATCTTGCCGGACAGGTGAACACAACATTACATGAAGAAATGCACCTTATGGATTTGTACGGTAGAAAAGACCCGTCAAAAAGTGGTAATTGGTTCAGCACAAGCAGAACAGCACTGATGGATGTATTCAAAAGTACATCAGATTCAATCAGTGATGAAGTTGCAGACCTATTTGCTGAACATAAAAAAGAGTATAGAAGGGTTCGGGATGAAGTAAATGCAAAATATCAGAATTTGATTTCTGAACTGAATAATTCAGTGATGGATAAAACCTTCCAAGGTTCACTTGCTGATTATAAGAAACGGTACAATAAACTGGTGTCAGCCATGAATGATGAACGTGATTATATGGCAAGAAACATCATGGGCGGTGGAATAGGAAATCTTGAAGATATTTATGATGCACTGTCAGGTGGTGTATTCAGAGATAAAGGAACAGTCATGTATGGTCACGGGTCATCTTATTACAGAAGCCAAGAAAGCCGGGTGCATGAAACAATAGCAAATTACGCAGCATTGAGCATAACAAGACCTGATTTGATTGAACTGCTGAAAGCAGATAAGCCGGATTTGGTTGCAGAATTGGATGCGACTATTGTTGAACTTTTGAAGAAAGTGGGTGATGGATGATGAAAAATGAATTGATTGAAAAAAGCATAAAAGTCAGACAGTTGTTTTCAGAAGTCGATTTCCCACCTACAATGATACAATTTTTTGATGTAGACAGTGATGAACTACTGGATGAAAAGATTAGAGTGTTGACGGCGTTAAAAGATGGAAAGCAGATTGCAGATATTCCAAACTTTTATGATATTTTGGAATTATACCCCAAAAACGGGGAACATTGGGACTAAAAAGCACGGTCAAATAGCCGTGCTTTTTTCATACCTTAACAAGTTATCAATAGACCTGTAATAATTGTTATATGGCGGTTATATGAGGTCAGAAAGGGGGATAAAAGGCACATGAAAACGTACACAATGAGAAAAGCATGGTGATCCTGATTATCTCCCGGCTACTGGGTCAAGTAGCATATAGAAAAGGCATCCGGTAGCGGGTGTCTTTTTTCTTGCGGGTTGTCAAGCGTAAACCGAACAAAACCAATCAATCATGTGGGAGTAACCCCGTATAAAAACGTATTTGAAAGGATGGTATAGAAATGACAAGAAAACAGTTAGAGGATTTAGGACTTACCAAGGAACAGGTTGATTCAGTAATGAAAATCAATGGTGATGACATTGAGAACGCAAAGGGTACTGCTTCAACAGAAATCAAGAACTTGCAGACAGAAGTTGAAGGACTGAAAACACAGGTCGGTGACCGTGACAAGCAGTTAGAAACCCTGAAAGCATCTGCCGGGGACAACGCCGATCTGAAAAAGAAGATTGAGGAGTTGCAGACCGAAAACGCCACAGCTAAGGCAATCCATGAATCTGAACTGAACCAGTTGAAAATTGATTTTGCTGTTGAAAAAGCACTGACAGGTGCAAAGGCAAAGAACATCACCGCAGTTAAGGCACTTTTAGACCTGAAGGATGCCAAGTTTGACAAGGAAGGAAATGTCAAGGGATTAGCTGAACAGATCGAAAAACTGACCAGTGATGAAGGTACTAAGTTCCTGTTTGAAGCACAGAAACAGCAGCAGAATTTCAAAGGTTTTCAGCCGGGGGCATCCGCACAGCAGAAACCGGGTGCAGAAGTTGACACTTCAAAAATGAACTATGATGAATTATGTGCCTATTTAGCAGAAAATCCTGATGCTAACTTAGGTGAGTAAAAGAAAGGACAGGTGAAAATTTATGCCAAACGATAAGTTTGATTCTAAAAGTTTTAACCCACAGGCTTTCAAGTATATGGTTGGTAGAGTGCCGAACCTTCATATGCATGAGATCAAGAAGTCAAAAGCACTGGCGGGTAACCCTGACATTAAGGCAACCCTTGGTGGTAGTCAGGGCGGTACAGGTTACGCAAGAATTGCAATGCGTGGTCTGTTAGATGGTGATGCAGTCAATTATGACGGTCAGACTGATATTACTGCAACCAGTACCAAGACCTTTGAACAGGGTGTTGTTGCTGTTGGTCGTGCTAAAGCATGGCTTGAAAAAGATTTTTCCTATGACATTACAGGCGGTATTGATTTCATGCAGAATATTGCAGATCAGGTTGGTGAGTATTGGGACGGTGTAGATCAGGAAACTATTATTGCAATTCTTGATGGTGTATTTTCTATGACTGGAACAAAGAACAAAGAATTTGTTGATGCTCACACCTATGATGTAACAGAGAAGGTTGACGGTAAAATGTCTGCAACTACTCTGAACAGTGCAACCAATAAGGCGTGTGGTGCTAACAAGAAGAAGTTCACACTGGTGTTCATGCACAGTGATGTTGCAACGAACCTTGAAAACCTGAACCTTGTATCACACCTGAAATACACTGATTCACAGGGTATGCAGCGTGAACTTGATCTTTACACTTGGAACGGTAAGTTGGTAGTCATTGATGACGATATGCCGACTACTGAACAGGAAGGTTTCTATATCAAGGCAAAGTCAGCTGATGAAGGTGCTTTACAGGTTGTTGCTAACAGTGCAACACCTACTGCAAAGCAGATCAAACTTGAATCTGTCACACCTGTTGCAGACAGTTATGAAACACCAAAAGAAGGTGATTATGTTGTGTATGTTGATGCTTTCACAGAGTACACAACTTATGTACTTGGTAATGGTTCAATCAGTTATGAGGATTTAGGGGTAAAAGTACCTTATGAAATGAATCGTAACCCTGAAAAGAATGGTGGTCAGGACACACTTTATACAAGACAGAGAAAGGTATTTGCACCTTTTGGTATTTCTTATGAGAAGAAGTCACAGGCTACATTATCCCCTACCAATGAGGAATTAAAGAAGGGTGAGAACTGGACACTGGTACATTCCGGGGAAACTACGGAAAGCAAGCGTTCATATATCAATCATAAGGCAGTACCTATTGCCCGTATCATTTCCCGTGGATAATTTCTGATCTGAAAGGGTGGTTGCAATGTTTGATACTGATACAGTAAAAGAACGGTTGAAATCATTCGGTTATGAGGTCAAGGCAGATGATGAATTTGCCTTGACCTTTTGCGTTGAGAAAGTACGCAGCACAATCAAGAATGAAATCAACTGGAATGATGTGCCGGAAGGACTGGAACACATTGCCGTTGATATGGCGGTGGGTGAATTTCTTCTTTCCAAGAAAACCTTTGCACCTGATGACCTTACCGGGTTTGATTTAGAATATGCTGTCAAGCAGATTCAGACAGGGGACACCAACACAGTTTTTGCAACTGGTGAAGGTTCAATGACCCCTGAACAAAGACTGACTTCTTTCATCAATTACCTTTTATCCTATGGAAAGGCTGAATTTAATTCATTCAGGCGTATCAGATGGTAAAGCAGATTCAGGCAGCACAAAAGGCTGCAAGGAAAGCCATTGAAGCAACCTATTTTGGTACTTTGACGGTGACAGAACTGCAAAAGGTAAAAAATGAGAAGTCAAAACTTATGGAAGAATCAGAGGTTGTAGTCTTACAAGACCAACCGTGCAGATTATCTTTTGAAAAACTGCAAACAGCAATTCAGTCAGAATCAGCAGCAACGATCACGCAAAGCACAAAGTTATTTGTTTCCCCGGATGTAACCATCAAAGCGGGGTCAAAACTGACAGTAACACAGGACAATGTGACCACTGACTACACCCGCAGCGGTGTCCCTTCCACATATCCAACGCATCAGGAAATTACACTTGAACTGTTCAAGGAATATGCGTAAATGGGTAGAATGGGAAGATTTGACTGCAAAGGTCTGAAAGACTTTCAGCAGCAGTTGGGAAAGTTGCAAAATCCTGATGACTTTGTGGAATCGTGTGCAAAAGAACTTGCTGCCCGGTTGCTTCGCATGGTGGTAAAAAGAACACCTGTCGGACAGTACCCGGCAAGTTCAGGAAAAAAGGGCGGTACATTAAGGCGTGGTTGGACTGGTGAAAAACGTGCATCAGCAAAGGGATATGCTGACAGCCTGACAGTACATCATTTTGGTGACACCTATGTCATTGAAATTGTGAACCCGGTTGAATACGCATCCTATGTTGAGTACGGACACAGGACAGCCAATCATTCAGGATGGGTCAATGGTCAGTTTATGATGACCATATCTGAACAGGAATTACAGAAAATTGCCCCAAAGGTGCTTGAAAACAAAATCAAGAAATATTTAGGGGGACTTGGTAAATGATAAATTCAATAGTTGAAGCAATCAGTTGTTCACTGAACAAAGAATTTGGGGATGATTATGAAATTCACAATGAAGAAATTAAGCAAGGTTTGAAAGAGCCTTGTTTTTTTATTGCTTGCTTGAACCCAAACAACAACCTTTTCCTTGGCAAACGGTATGAACGTACCAATCAGTTCTGCATCCAGTATTTCCCACAGTCTGCAAAGAAGCAGCGGGAATGTGCTTATGTGGCTGAAAGAATGTATGACTGTTTGGAGTATGTCACAACAGACGGTGATACCAAGCCAATCAGGGGTTCAAAAATGAATCATCAGGTGGTTGACGGTGTTCTGAATTTTTTTGTCAATTATGACTTTTTCACGGTCAAGACGGAAGATCAGACACCAATGGAAACTATGACGGCAAGCACGGATGTGAAGGAAGGTGGTTGATTATGGCAGCAAAAAAGACAACAACGGGCACTGCTGCAAGGTCTGAACAGACTGAACCAATGTTCAACAAGGAACAGATTCTTGCATCTGCCCGTTTTGCAAACAGAAGGGACTTGGTGGATGCCCTTCTTGATGAAGATAAAAGTTACACCATGAAAACCGTTGACAATTTAGTTGAAAAATACATGAAAGGACAGGTGAAATAGTATGGCTTTAGGTGGTGGTACATTTACATCACAGAACAAAGAACTTCCCGGTGCTTATATCAACTTTGTATCGGCTGCATCCGCATCCGCTGCACTGTCTGATAGAGGTATTGCAACAATGCCCCTTGAACTTGACTGGGGTATTGAAGGGGAAGTTTTTGAAGTGACCAATGAAGATTTTCAGAAGAACAGCCTGAAACTTTTTGGTTATGCCTTTGACAGTCCTAAGATGCTTGGTCTTAATGATCTGTTCATGGGTGCAAAGACCTTATATGCGTACCGTCTGAACGGCGGTGGTGATAAGGCAGCGAACACATACGCAACTGCAAAGTATTGTGGTGTTCGTGGTAACGATTTGAAGATCGTGATTCAGAAAAATGCAGATGATGCAAGCAAGTATGATGTTACAACCTACTTCGGTACGGTTAAGGTTGACACACAGACAGTTGCCAAGGCTGCTGATCTTGTGGCAAACGATTATGTAACATTCAAGGCTGCTGATCTTGCTGTTACTGCCGGAACACCTTTAACTGGTGGTACAAACGGCACGGTTGACGGCACAGCACATCAGGCTTACTTAGATAAAATCGAATCATACACTTACAACACTATGGGTGTTGTGGTTACTGATGATGTTACAAAGAAGTTATATGTGGCTTTCAACAAGCGTTTGCGTGATGAACTGGGTATCAAGTTTCAGTTGGTTATTTATAACCTGTCTGCTGATTATATGGGTGTTATCAGTGTGAAGAACAAGGTAACAGATACAGGATGGTCAGAAGCAGCACTTGTGTACTGGGTAACTGGTGCAGAAAGCGGTTGTGCGGTCAATAAGTCTTGTCAGAACAAGAAATATGACGGCGGTTTCACCGTTGATACCAATTACACACAGAATGAGTTGAAAGCAGCAATCAAGGCTGGTGAGTTCACTTTCCATAAGGTCAACGGCGTTGTTCGTGTGCTTGAAGATATTAACTCTATGGTGACCACTTCGGACACTTGCGGGGATGTATTCAAGGACAATCAGACGATCAGAGTTATTGACCAGTTGGGAAATGATGATGCAGTTCTTTTCAACACTAAGTATCTTGGTGTTGTTCCAAACAACGCATCAGGCAGAACTTCCCTTTGGTCTGACTTGGTAAAAATCCGTACACAGTTACAGGAACTTGGTGCTATTGAAGGGTTCACTGATTCTGATGTTACGGTTGCACAGGGCGATTCCAAAAAGGCGGTTGTGATTACATCAGCGATCACCGTTGTGAACGCTATGGGTAAACTCTATGAAACGGTTACGGTTGCGTAAGAAAGGGGTGAAATAAAATGCCGAATGTAACAATGAAAGCAAGGGACACTATTGCAGCAAAACTTGCTGAATGTTTTATCACAATCGGAAGTAGAAGATACAACTTCATGCAGATGATTGATATGGAAGCAAAGGTTGAGAAAACCAAGACTACTGTTCCCCGCCTTGGTGCAATCATGGCGGGTCATAAGTCATGTGGTATGGAAGGTACTTTTTCCGGCACGGCACACTACAACCAGTCAGTTCTTCGTCAGGCATTACTTGACTATAAGAACACTGGTGAGGATGTGTATTTTGAAATGCAGATCACCAATGATGACCCAACCAGTGATGCGGGCAGACAGACGATCATTTTCTATGACTGCAACACTGACGGCGGTGTGTTAGCAAAATTTGATGCTGACGGGGAATACCTTGATGAAGAGATTGAAGGAACATTTGAGGACTTCTCAATGCCTGAATCTTTTGCAAACCTCACGGGTTTTCTTACTAACTAAGTAACAGAACCCCTTGTGTGGCTTTTATATAAGGTCATATAAGGGGTTTTTTCTATTCTTTGATAAACAGAAGGGAGAACAACAAAATGTCAAAATTTAGTGCATTTATGAAAGCGAATAAAAAGGTAAAGGAAAATGAAGAGTTTGCACCTACTGCTTCACTTCTTGGTTCAGACGGAACACCTGTCAGATGGGAGTTCAGACACATCAGTTCCAAGGAAAATGAAGAACTTCGTGATGCAAACACCATTGAAGTTCAGGTGACAGGCAAGCCGAACTTATTCAGACCGAAACTGATTACTTCAAAGTACCTTATGGCAATGATCGTGAAGTCAACAGTGTTTCCTGACCTTTATGATAAAGAGTTACAGGACAGTTACGGTGTGATGACCCCGGAAGATTTAGTCTATGCAATGGTGGATAATGCCGGGGAAATGCAGGACTTCCAGTTATGGATGCAGAAGTTTCAGGGATTTACCAAGTCACTTGATGAAAAGGTTGATGAAGCAAAAAACTAATTGAAGAAGGGGATGGTGAAGCAAATTATGCTTACTATGCCCTTCTAAAACTTCACATTCTTCCATCAGTGTTCTTGGCTATGGATGAACAGGAAAAAGCCTTTGTGATTGCTTCAATCAAGTTGAAAGCAGAGCATGACAAGAAGGAAAAGAAAAAGGCAGAAGCAAGGGCAAAGAAAAAACACTAAGAAAGGACGGTGAAACAGGTGTCATCTATTCAGACAGGTATTGAACTTAATGACCAGTTCAGCGGAGTGTTGAACAACATCATCAGTTCAGTGAACCTTGCCGTGTCTGCAATGTATGATATGCAGCAGTCAATGAATGCTGATGTTGATACAAGCAGCATTGAAGGGGCAAGGGATGAAATCAATCAGGCAATGCAGAACATGGATGTTTCTGCTGCCAATGATGCCTATTTGCGTTTGTCACAGACGGTTGGCAACACAGAAAGGTACATCCGTGACAATGTGGATGAACAGGGGCGTTTCAATCAGGAAATTTCAGCCGGAACGCAACAGGCAAATGAACTGACCAATACCATCAAACGGGCAGTTGCAGCCTATGTCAGTATTCAGTCAGTTGGGAAAGCACTGAACATTTCAGACGAACTTGTTCAGACAACATCCCGTTTGAACATGATGAATGACGGGGTTCAGACAACCGCTGAACTTGTCAACATGGTATATGCAGCAGCACAGGATGCAAGGGGTTCATTCAGTCAGATGGCTGATGTTGTTGCCCGTTTCGGTAACAACGCAAAGGATGCGTTCAGCAGTTCAGAAGAAGTTGTTGCTTTTGCTGATCTGATTCAAAAACAGATGACGATTGCCGGGGCAAGCACCCAAGAAGCAGCAAACGCAGAATTGCAGTTATCACAGGCACTTGGTTCAGGTGTCCTTCGTGGTGATGAATTGAACAGTATCTTTGAACAAGCACCTAACCTGATTCAGAACATTGCGGACTATCTTGATGTTCCAATCGGTAAGATCAGAGAAATGGCAGCGGATGGGGAACTTTCCGCTGATGTAGTCAAGGCAGCAATCTTTTCTGCTGCTGATGACATTAACAGCAAATTCAATGAAATGCCTATGACTTGGGGGCAGATATGGCAGTCAATGCAAAACACCGCACTGATTGCATTTCAGCCTGTTCTTCAAAGACTGAACGATTTAGCCAATAGTGAAGCATTTCAGACTTTCATTCAGGGTGCTATTGAAGCAATGGCAACCCTTGCGAATATCCTTCTGAATGTGTTTGATTTGGCGGTGTCAATCGGTACTTTCATAGGTGATAACTGGTCAATCATTGCACCTATCGTATATGGTATTGTGGCAGCACTCACAGCATACATTGCTATTTCTGCAATCGTGGCAGCAATTAACGGTGTCATGGCAATGGCAGAAGGTGTCAAGGCTGCTGCTCAAATGATGGCAACAGTTGCAACATTTGCAGAAACCGCAGCACAGCAAGGTCTTAACGCTGCATTGATGGCTTGCCCTTTAACTTGGATTATCATGCTGATTCTTGCGTTGATTGTGGTTATTTTTGCCGTATGTAATGCGATTGCAAAGATGACAGGTATTGCAAATTCAGGCTTCGGTGTAATTACTGGCGGTGTGAACGTGGTGATTCAGTTCTTCAAGAACTTGGGTCTAACCGTGGCAAACATTGCCTTGGGTATTGGAAACGCCATTGCAGCACTTGCATCCAATATGATGACGGCATTTCACAATGCAATCTGTTCTGTTCAGTCATGGTTTTACAACCTGTTAAGCACGGCACTTTCAGTCATTGAAGGTATTTGTTCAGCACTGAATAAATTACCGTTTGTTGAATTTGACTATTCAGGCATTTCATCCGCAGCGGATGACTATGCAGCCAAAGCAAGTGAAGCAGCCGGAAACAAAGAAGATTACCAGTCAATCAGTGATGCGTTCAATGAAGGTTTTACAACCTTTGATGCATTTCAGGACGGTTGGGCATCAGATGCGTTCAATGCGGGTGCAGCATGGGGTGACGGTATTGCTGATAAGGTTTCAAACTTTAGTCTGTCGGATGTATTTGGTCAGACAGATATTCCTAATGTGGGTGATTACACATCAGGGTTCAATGATGCAATAGCAAATTCAGGCGTGGGTGACAGCATTGGAAACATTGACGATAACACAGGCAAAATCAAGGATTCTTTGGATGTTACAGAAGAAGATTTGAAGTATTTGCGTGACATTGCGGAACAAGAAGCAATTAACAGATTCACAACCGCTGAAATCAATGTTGATATGTCAGGTATGCAGAACACCGTGAACAGCGGTGATGACATTGATGGTTTTATGACCAAACTGACAGATTCAGTCAATGAAGCGGTAGACAATATGACGGAAGGGGTGCATGAATAAATGGCAAGAAGCGGATATGATATGTATTTTGACAAATGCCTTTTTCCTGTCACCCCTGAAAAAATCAGTATCAAAATCAATGGTAATAACAAAACGGTCAACCTGATAAATGAAGGTGAAATCAATATCCTGAAAAAAGCCGGGTTGACCGACATTGAATTTGAAGCAGAAATCCCGCAAGTAAAACATCCTTATGCGGTGTATAAGAATGGTTTCAAAGAAGCGGGATATTTCTTTGATATTTTTGAAGGGTTGAAAACAGGCAAAAAGACATTCCAGTTCATTGTATGCAGAAAGACCCCGGTGGGGAAAAAACTGCTGAACACGAACATGAAAGTATCTTTGGAAGATTACAAAATTTCAGAGGATGCCAAGAACGGGTTTGACTTCAAAGTCAAGTTCAATCTGAAACAGTACCGGGACTATGGAACAAAGACAGTCAACATCAAAATTGCTGCATCCAAGCCAAAGGCAAGTGCAGAGCCTAAGCGGGAAACCAACAATTCACCCGCCCCGGCAGCAGCACAGACCTATACGGTTGTGCGTGGTGATTGTTTGTGGAACATTGCAAAACGGTTTTACGGCGGCGGTGCAAAATACACCGTGATCTACAACGCAAACAGGGGTGTCATTGGTGGCAACCCTAACTTAATCTATCCGGGACAGGTTTTGACCATTCCGGCAGCATAAGAAAGGGGTGTTGTTCAATGTATGTTGAACTACTGGTTGGGAATGAATCAGGAACAAAAGTATATCAGCCTGTTGTTCAGGAAGGTATTGAATGGTCAACAGAAAGAAAAAACACCCCCGGCAAACTGGTTTTCAAAGTCCTGTATGACAACATTCTTGATTTTTCAGAAGGTAGTCCAGTCAGGATGAAGGTGGACGGTGACAATGTATTCTTTGGTTTTGTGTTCAAGCAGCAGAGAACCAAGGACAAAATCATTACTGTCACCGCCTACGATCAGTTGAGGTACTTAAAAAATAAAGATACCAAGGTCTATGAAGGAAAGACGGCAAACCAATTTGTGAAAATGATTGCAGATGATTATGCCCTGAACCTTGGCACACTGGATGATACCGGGTATGTCATTGAATCAAGGGTTGAAGAAAATACTTCACTGTTTGAAATGATAGCAAATGCCCTTGACCTGACACTGACCAATACCGGGGAAATGTATGTGTTATATGATGACTTTGGGAAACTTACCCTGAAAAGCCTGTCATCTATGTATGTGGGTGTTCCGGGGGCGTACCTGATGATTGATGAAGAAACCGGGCAAAACTTTGACTATACTTCATCTATTGATGAAAACACATATAACAAAATCAAACTGACCTATGATAACAAGGACACAGGAAAGCGTGATGTTTACATCACACAGGATTCTTCCAACATTAACAAGTGGGGTATCTTACAGTATTTTGACACCTTGCAGAAAGGTGAAAATGGTCAGGCAAAAGCAGATGCCCTTTTGAAACTGTATAACAAAAAGACCCGTAACCTAAAAATCACTAATGCTTTAGGTGACAACAGAGTGCGGGCGGGTTCAATGGTTGTCATCAACCTTGACCTTGGTGATGTGAAACTGAAAAACTGGATGCTTGTTGAAAAATGCAAGCATACCTACAAGGAAGGTGAACATTGGATGGATTTGACACTTAGAGGGGGTGAATTTGTTGCCTGATGCAAATGAACTTGTTGATACCCTGAAAAGGGCAGCCGTTGAAGCGGTTGAAGCGGGTAAACCCGTAAATGTATATTTTGGTGAAGTCGTGAGTGCTTCACCTCTGAAAATCAATGTTGAACAGAAGATGATACTTGGTGAAAAACAGTTGATTCTTTCAAGAAATGTGACGGATTTCAGCACAATGGTAACAGTTGACTGGACTTCTGAAAGCAGTCTTTCCACCCACAACCACACTGTAAAAGGTGACAATGGCAGCGGTGGCAATATTGACTTGAACACAGGGTCAAAGAACCTTGCACATACTCACAAAATTACAGGAAAAAAGAAGATCATCATTCATAATGGCTTGGCGGTTGGTGATGAAGTTATCCTGATAAGGCAGCAAGAAGGTCAACGCTTCATTGTTGTGGATAGGATAGGCAAATGATTCCTTCAACAGTTGGTTTTCTTGACCAAGATTTTGAAATTGAAACACAGCCAAGCCTAACTTATAAGATGGATTTAGATGGTGATTCAGTCAGGGGTCTTGTGGATGAACAGGATGCCATGAAGCAGATGATTTTCAGAACACTGCAAACAGAACGGTATCAGTACATCATATATCCGTGGTATTACGGCATTGAAACACTTGACCTGTACGGTGAACCTGTTACTTGGGTTTGCCCTGAATTAGAACGCAGAATCAGTGAAGCGTTAGCCGTTGATGAAAGAATCACGGGCGTGACCGACTTTGAATTTGACCTGACGGTCAAAGGTGTGGTTCATGCCTATTTTACCGTAAAAACAATTTACGGTGATATTAAAGCAGAGAAGGGGGTGAAGATTTAGAATGTATGAAGATCAGACTTATGACATTATCCTTGAAAGGATGATGAACCGGGTATCTGACAAATTTGACAAAAGACCGTCATCCCCTGTTTATGATCTGCATAGTTCAACCGCCATTGAATTTCAGATTTTATACATTGAGTTGGAATATCTGATAAAAAATTCATACGGTGATACTGCTGCAAGGGAATTTCTGATCTTGCTTGCAAAGGACAGGGGACTTTCACCTGAACCCGCAACCAAGGCAATCTTACAGGGTGAGTTCACACCAACAAACATTGATGTTACTGGAAAGCGTTTCAACATTGGTGAAATCAACTATGTTGTGACTGAACAGATCACACCGGGAACATACAAGGTTCAGTGTGAAACAGAAGGTGTTGTTGGCAATCAGTACCTTGGGGATATGATACCTATGGAATATATTGACGGATTGCAGACGGCAAGCCTGACAAGCGTATTGATTCCCGGTGAAGATGAAGAAGATACAGAAGTTTTCAGACAGCGTTATTTTGACAGCTTCAATGAACAGTCCTTTGGTGGCAATCATGCTGATTATATGGCAAAGGTCAAAGGCATTGAAGGTGTTGGGTCATGTAAGGTCAAGCGTGTTTGGAATGGTGACATTAGACCCGCTGACATGATCGTCAGTACAGTGGTCAAGAACTGGTATGAATCAATCATTTCAACAGTTCCGGCAGCAGTTAAACCGTGGCTTGATGCCGTATATAATGCAGCCAAGGACAAGAAACTGACGGTTGGCGGTACTGTTCATGTAGTCATCACTGATTCAGATGATTACGGTGAAGCAAGTTCAACGCTTGTTCAATACGTTCAGCAGACACTTGACCCGGAAGAAAATGCCGGAGAAGGTTACGGACTTGCACCAATCGGTCATGTAGTCAGTGTTGCAAGTGCATCACCTGTCAGTATTGAGGTCAAGACCACGGTAACATTTGAAGAAGGTCACAACTGGTCAAATACCAAGGCAGCCATTGTAGAAGCGGTTGATGCGTACTTCTTGGAATTAAGAAAGAACTGGTCAGAAACATCACAAACCATTGTCAGGGTATCGCAGATTGAAAACCGCATCCTTGGTGTTGATGGTGTGGTGGATGTGACCGGGACAAAGCTGAACGGCACGGCAAGCAATATGACCTTGACAGAATTTTGCATACCAAAGTTAGGGGGTGTTTCTGCATGATAAGAGAAGTTGACCTTGTTTCATACTTACCGCCATTCATGCAGAGTTACAAAGAACCCGTTGCAGCACTTGAAGCGGAAAATCCTGAATTTAGCCTGATGTGGTCGGCAACTGACAGGTGTTTGCGTAACCGCTTCATTTCAACTGCTGATGAATATGGAATCAGCAGATTTGAAAAGATGCTGAAAATATACCCAACTGCTGATGATACCCTTGAATCAAGGCGTTCAAGGGTTCAAAGCAAGTGGTTCAACACAATCCCGTACACTTGGAAAGTGTTGCTTCAAAAGTTGCTTGTCCTTTGCGGTGACAGTGACTTTGAAGTGACTGGTGATTTCAAGACCGGGTACACACTGTATATTGACACTGACCTTGAATTATATGGTCAGGTGGAAGAACTGGAAAACATCATAAACACAATGATTCCTGAAAATCTTGTGGTTATATCTAAGAACAGCATCCCTTGCAACATCAAAGGTGCTGTTCTTTTTGGTGGTGGCATCTGCTTCATCAATGAATTTATTATCACAAACGATTTCCGGGAAGTGTTTGATGTGAACGGTTCATCAGTCTTTGGTGGTGGAATCGTTCAGACTGAAATGCTGAACATCACAAATGACAGTCAGGAAACAGTGAGTGTTCAGGGTACAGTGAACTTTGGTGGTAAGGCAACAGATACCGCAATGGTAACCATTTCAACAGATTTTAATGAAACAATCCGGGCAGATATGGATGCAAAGGCAGCATCCGGCGTTGTTCAGGTAGACTTCATTGAGATAAAAACAACATAGAAAGGAATGATAAGATGGCAGAGTATTCAAAACTTTACATCACAAACAATGGTCAGGCACTTATGGCAAAGATGATTGCCGGGTCAGGAAACATTGATTTTACAAAAGTATGTTCTTCCAGTACCCAGTACACAGAAAATCAGTTACAGGCATTGACCGCACTTAGCAACATCAAGCAGACAACCCTTGTTTCCAAGGTTACCCGCACAAATGAGGTTGCAATCAAAATCGATGCAGCATATTCCAACGTAGACCTGAAAGAAGGTTACTATATGCGTACACTTGGCTTATATGCCGTTGACCCTGACAAGGGTGAAATCCTGTATGCAGTCTGCATTGAAAAGTCAAATAACTGTTATATGCCACCATATAACGGTGTTACGGTATCGGCTGCATACTTACAGTTATATACCACAGTAGGAAACGCTGACAACGTATCACTTGCGGTCAGTCCGGGTGCGTATGCAACAATTGGTGACATTCAGGCACTTGAAAAAGAAATTGCTGATCTGAAAGCATTTGTTGGATATTCAGACGGTGACATTTATGGTGTTGAAGTGGATTTTGAAAATAAAAAGTTCACAAGACTTGCCGGGGCAGTAAACCGTTCAGCGGGTTCAGGATTTGACGGAATCAATGCCTTTGGTGGCAGAAAGCGTTGCAACCTTACCAATGACGGGCGTGTTGCTGCATATTACGGTGAAGCCGGATTTTCCACTACTGGAAAACTGACACAGGCAGTTGACCGTAACCCGGTAGGTACTGAATCACCTGATGAAAATTTGAAATTCAGTGCCGGGACAATCGTTCAGGTAATGGTTGAACAGCCAAAGTTTTATTACAAGGTTGTACCGCTTAAAACTGAAAAGAGAACCAAGGGGGCAATCACAAGAAAAATCAGATACTATGTATCAGATACACCAAAGGCGGGATTCAAACTTCATCCGGCGTTCATTGTAAATGGTCAGGAAAATGATGTTGCATATCTTGCAGCCTTTGAAGGTTCACTTTGGGATGCATCTGCATCGGCGTACATTCTTGATGATTCACAGGTTGCTGACTTTGCTGCTGATATGTTATGCAGTATTGCTAATGCAAAACCGCTTTCAGGACTTACACAGAACGCAACCCGTGCCAATATCAGAAAACTTGCTGAAAAACGTGGTACTGGTTGGGAACAGGGTGTTGTTCAGACGGCATCCGCTTCACAGATGCTTATGCTGATTGAATATGCAACCTTTAATATGCAGTCTGTCATTGGTAACGGTGCAGTTTCAAAGACTGATGACGGTCAGACTTCAATGACAGAAAATACAGGTGCAACAATTACCCTTGGTAATACATCAGGTTCAGTTGTCAACGCTAACGGTATTCAGATTGTGTCATACCGTGGTGAGGAAAACTTTTGGGGCAACATTTGGTGGTGGATTGATGGAATCAATCACTATGCAAACGCAACCACAGGTGAGTGTGAAACCTATGTTGCAGATCATGGTTTTGCTGATGACATTAAGGCAGCACCTTATGAAGATACAGGAATGACAGCAAAGTATGGAAACGGTTATATTTCCGCTTTCTGCTATTCAGAAGATTTTGATTGGTTGTTCTTACCGGGTGAGTTCAACGGAAACACTGCACTTCCTGTTGGTGATTACTGTTGGAATCAGAACGGTACTGGTTGGCGTGTCACTGTATTGGGTGCTTGTTGGAATGATGGCTTGGCTGCCGGTGCTTTCTCTTGGCATCTGCATCATGCTTCTTCTAATCGTTATCGGATTATCGGCGGTCGGTTGGTGTATCGAAAAAAAGTAGCAGCATAACAGGCAACCAGTAATTCACACAATTTTAGGTAATCAGGATGCTAAAGATGACGATTTTCAAGCAGAAAGACAATAAAAAGACAAAAAACCAATGTCACTAAATTAGGTGCTAATTGGAATAATGGCTTGAATACCAGTGCTTTCTATTGGAATCTGAATAATGCTTCTTCTAATCGTAATCGGAATATCAGCAGTCAGTTAGTAAATGCACAAATATCACTTGAAACACCCCGTCAGAAATGGCGGGGTGTTCTTATAAATCAATGTACTGAAAACTGATTACCGTGCCACTTGGCAAAACATCAAAATACATGGGCTGTATTAGTAGACCGTCACCTGACGGGTTGAAAGTTCGGTTCAGTGCATACAGAAGGGAACAGAAAAGCGTGAAACGGTATGGCAATCTTTATGAAAAAATCTGTTCAATGGATAACCTGTATCTTGCGTTTCAACACGCAAAGAAAGGCAAAGGATGGTACAAGGAAGTTCAGCAGATTGAGAAAAGACCATACTACTATTTGGCGGGTCTGCAATGGATGCTTCAAAACCATTTATACAAAACTTCGGAATATGCCACTTTTACGAAAAAGGACGGCAAGAAGGAACGGGAAATATACAAACTTCCATTCTTCCCTGACAGAATTGCACAATGGGCGGTTTTACAGGTGATTGAACCGCAGTTATTAGCGTATTTCACTGATGACACATATTCAGCAATACCAAACAAGGGTATTCATTCAGCATACAAAAAGCTACGGTTGGCGGTTGATACCGTGCCGGAAGAAATGATTTATTGCTTGAAAATAGACTGCAAGAAATTTTACCCTTCCATTGACCATGAAACACTAAAACAGAAGTTCAGACGAAAGTACAAAGACCCTGAACTGCTTGAACTGATTGATGAAGTAATTGATTCAATCAGCACTTGTCCGGCAACGGATGAAAACATTGAATTTTATCGGTCTTGTGGTAATGAAATCAAGATAGTGAAGGTAAACGGCAAGGACTTCATTGAAGGTGTCGGTATTCCAATAGGGAATTACTTTTCACAGTATGACGGCAATTTCTTCCTATCAGGTTTTGACCACTGGATAAAAGAAGTTAAGCGGGTAAAGCACTATTACCGTTATATGGATGATATTTGTATTTTTGCAAGAACCAAAGAAGAACTGCATCAGTTACTTGCAGAAATCAATGAATACTTCATACAGAATTTGAAATTAAGAATAAAAGGGAACTATCAGATATTCCCTTCATTCATCCGGGGTATTGATTTTGTTGGGTACAGGATATTTTTGAACAGTACCCTGTTGAGAAAATCCACCTGTCAGGAAATGAAGCGGAAGATGACCAACATCAGGAAGAAAGTTGAAAACGGTCAGGAAATGAACTATTCAGAATGGTGTTCAATCAATTCCTATAAGGGTTGGTTGAAACATTGTGACAGTTCCCATTTATCAGATAAATATATTGTGCCTATTCAGCAATACGCTGATGATTATTATACAAACCATATCAAGGCAAAGAAAAAGAAGAAAGGCGGTAAAAAGCATGAAAGAGTACGGAAAAGTACGCAGTACAAAGCAGCCTGAACAAAAAGTCATTGATGACTATTCAGTTTGGGTTGCAGAGAACATCACCACGGTCACAGAAGCCGGGACAGATGAACAGCCTGGGTTCACTGGTTATGAATATGACCTGACCCAGTACACCAAGGATGAATACATCAAAATGATTGATGACAAGAACGCATCCTTGGAAGATCAGATGACACAGGCACAGGAAGCCATGTGTGAAATCTATGAAATGATGGCATAAGGAAGGGGTGAGGATATGGCAAACATTTATGCAGCACTTATCATCAAGGGTAAGAAGTCAATCAATGATGTTCCTGACAAGATCAGGGATGAAGTCAAACAGGTGCTTATTGATGAAGGACACCCGGAACTGGCAGAAGGTGATAACTGATGTTGTTTCAGTTCATCATAAAAATTTTATTCAGAAAGGATGTGGAATCTATGGCAGTGATCTATGCAACTCTTATCATTAAGGGCAAGAAAACCTTTGCTGATGTACCTGAGAAAATCAAGGACAAAGTGAAGGAAGTTCTGATTGACCTTGATTGCCCTGAATTAGCAGAGTAATAAACAGACAAGGAAATTATCACAGGAACAAAAACAACCGCTATATGACCATTATATGAGGTCACAAGCGGTTGTTTTTATGTTCAGAAAGGACAGAGAAAATGAAACAGACTATTTGCAGTGTATTAGGTGTGATTGGTTCAGCAATCGCATCTTTTTTTGGTGGTTGGGATGCGGGACTTGCAACCCTTCTGATCTTCATGGGTCTTGATTATATTTCAGGACTGATTGTTGCGGGGGTGTTCAAGAACAGTCCAAAGACAGACACAGGTTCACTTGAAAGCAAGGCTGGGTGGAAAGGTCTTTGCAGAAAGTGCATGACCTTGATTTTTGTACTGGTTGCGTACCGCCTTGATCTTGTCATTGGCACAAATTACATCAGGGATGCAGTAATTATTGCGTTCATTGCCAATGAAACAATTTCCCTTGTGGAAAATGCGGGTCTTATGGGGTTACCACTCCCACCAGTTATCACCAAGGCTATTGATATTTTACAGAAAAAGACAGAAAGTGAGGGTGAATAATTATGGGTTTAGTAGTAGGTTCAGCAAGAATTGATGAAAACGGCAAGATTTCCGGCGGTGCGTTGGGTGACAACAACGGTAGGGAAGTAAGTACACAGCCGTATTATTTGCACAGCAAGGGTTGGTATGTTTTAAGACCAAAGGCTATTGCACTTGCAAATGGTCTTGCATCTGCAATGTCAGATGCGTGTGCAAATAACCATATCGGTTACGATCAGTCTAACCGTTATGGTGTCATTAAGATGGTCAGAAAATACGGCAGCATGAAAGCAATCAAAGAAAAGACAGAAGCAGACTGTTCTTCCTTGGTTCGTGGTTGTTGTATTCAGAACGGTTTTGACCCCGGTGATTTTGCAACATCAGGTGAAGCAGCCAAACTTGAAGCAACTGGAAAATTTGAAAAAAGGCAGTCTGTCAGTGCCAATACTGTTTTATATAATGGTGATGTACTGGTTACAAAAACATCAGGTCACACTGTTATTGTGGTAAGTGGAAACAGTAGATCAGCAAGCAACGGTCAGAGTGCTGCACCAGTTACTTCAAAAACAGCAAAGTCATCTGCACAGAAAAAGTCATCTGCCGTTGCCGGAACATATAAGACAAGCACTGATTGTCATATGCGTAACGGTGCGGGAAAACAGAACGCATCAATGGTTGTGTTAGAACAGGGGACAGAAGTGAGGTGCTATGGTTACTATTCTGAATATCAGGGTGTAAAATGGCTTTATGTTCAGGTAACATACAAGGGTGTGAAATACACTGGTTTTGTTTCTGAACGTGTCCTGAATAAGCAGTAACCGGGTGTTACTAATTTGTTACTAAATAGCGGGATTTTGTGAGATTTGCGGAGATATTAAAAACTGAACTTTTCAGCAAATACGGGCAAAAAGCGGGGTGTTATATCAATGAAATTTATGATATAATACATAAAGGTGTTATGCTTATTTTGGCCACTGTAAACTTTGTGCAGATTGTATTGCTTTAAGGAGATTTTATATGAATAAGTACGAAGAACTTATAAAAATTTTTTCTAATGTTCTAAAAAAATCGGTGGATTATCGCATTGCATATATACATGGTGTAGGCTATGCATCTGTGATAGGGTTATATAAAAAAAGTGAGAACTTGAATATATCAATGAAAATTGAAGAAGTGTTTGAAACACCAGAAGAAATGGCAGATAGTTTATTGCAAAATTGGAGATGGCAGTGGTTATATGAGAATAGAAAAAGTTTAAGAAAAAAAGATTATGAAAGCATATGTAATCTTGATAATGATATTCCCATGTCATTAAAAAAAGAATATATGAATTGTATACATAATTTTCAAGAAAAAATATGTATCGTTTTACACAGTGGTGATTAAATCTATTTATACAGTATGTGTCCAATAAAAGAAGTAGCATATATAAAAAGAAATACAATTGCTTGAAGGAACATATACTTTGCATTATTGGTAACGATAAAAAGGATAGCAATTACAAAGGTAAATACTATCGTTAAATATGTTCTTTTTGCAAAAATAGTATTATCATGTGAATTTACTTTTCTGTTGGGATGGTTAACTGGTCCTATTATTAGGATTAAGATGGCGCAAAATGCATACAGCACAAAGGAAATAAATAGTGGTATGGTAAAATATTTTACAGACAAAAGAGTAAAAAGCAAAATTAAACATGATCCAATAAAACAAGCAAAGTAAGTTTTTAGATGCAGGCCACCTCCAAATGAACGTAGTGGAATAAATAATAGGAAGAAAAAAAGACATTCTGGAAGCATGTGTAAAAGTAACGCAAGAAAAAGACTACAAATTGTACTGACTGACACTTCTAAAAAGCACTGAAAACCATATTGATATATTTCATATGCTTCAGTGTCTATAAGCCCTTTTTTTAAAATATAATTTGCTAATTTTGCTGATAAATACTCCATAGACTATTCTCCTTTTTGATGATTATATAGTGGTTATTAATAAAAAGATTTATTATGTTGAAAATAAAATACAGCTCGTCATTTTTCCTGTATAGATCCATACATAATTACCGTTACTTCAAA